AAAAGACATTAAGAAATATGCAAGTATGGTAAGTGATGATGTTCTTGGTAAGTTTGGTAAAGGAACGCCATCACATATCAAGGCGGCCATGAACTACAATAATCTGTTAAAAGTGTTTGGTTGTCCTCCAAAGTTTCCGCCAATCAAAAATGGTGACAAAGTTAAGATTGCTTATTTGAAAAACAACAAATACGGATTAGAAGAGTTGGCGTTTCGTGGTGATTCGGATCCAGAACAAATCATTGAGTTTATCAAAGAACATTTTGATGCCAACGAATTATTTGTATCTGAATTGGATGGCAAGTTAAGAAACTTTTATGAGGCAATGAAATGGGACTTCCCAACCGAGAATAAAAAAGTTGCACAAAAGTTTTTTTCGTTTTGATAATTCAAAACTTTTTCGTATATTTGTATACATTATTTTCTAATCATTAAGGATTTTTGTTATGGAAAAATCAAAGTTGCTCAACTTTATCAGCAAGTATCACTTGGGTAAGTTGATTCAATCTGTTGCTTGGAATGTAAACGGTGGACTTTCTACTCGTTTTATTTCCGATGATAAGTGTGTTGTTGGCGAAGTTAAGTTGAAAAGTTTTCAAGGTGACGATTGGAAGTTCGGTGTTTACAACACAGACTTGCTTGTAAGTTTGTTAGGTGTTCTTGGGAATACGGTAAACTTTCAAGTGAATGGTGCCGGTGACAAGGCATTCTCATTAACTATCGATGATAAATCAACTACTGTAAATTATATGTTGGCTGACCTTGCAGTTATTCCACCTGCACCAGACCTGAAAGAATTGCCACCATTTGAATTGGATATTACAATTACAAAAGAATTTATTGATAAGTTCATCAAAGCCAAATCTGCTTTGTCTGATATTGAGAAATTTACTGTATTGAAGAATGAAAAATTGAACAAGTATCAAATTGTTCTTGGGTATTCAAACACAAATTCAAATCGTATCTCTATTGATATTGATTGTAATGCAAGTGGAGATATCGATCCTATTAGTTTCTCCGCAAAATACTTTAATGGTATTCTTGCTGCTAACAAAGACCTTAATGGTGGAACGCTTAAAGTTTCTTCACAAGGTTTGGCAAAAGTTGAATTTGATATTGATGACTTTGAGGCAAAGTATTATTTGGTAAAATTGGATAACAACTAATGAAAAAGTATTTCTATGAAAAAAGTGATGTCCTATCTTGGCCATCAAACATAACATACGGTGAACTTGTATCATATGATATGGATAAGTTTACCGTATGGGTTGAAGAATTGCGTCAAAGATTTCTGAAAGATTGGGATGAAAACGGAAAACCGCCACTTGTTGGCAGGAGTGAAGAAGAAATCGTGCAATCATTTTCAAAACTTCGTCAATTCAATACATCTAAAATTTTTCATAGTCCAGAAAAAGGTAATGACGCTGACATCATCGGCGTCATTGCCAATTTTTCTAAAAACGGTTCTGCTGCTAATCAATTCTTTCCAACGATGTTGAAAACAAAAATTGCTAGTGGAACATCAGAAGACACATCGAGATCAATATACGATTTCTTCACAGATGAAATGAAAGAAACTTTTCAACACGTTATGAAAAGAACTCTTTACAATGATTCAATGTATTTGTATAGTAAATCAATTTCATCAAATCAAATTAAAAATCCATACTTCCGTGAGGGAGAAACGCTTCGTGATTTCTTTTTAGCATTTAAGAATGGCGATGGTAGATTTGATGCACAAGGTTTGCGTATTTCAAAAATATCTTGCACACTTGAAACATACAATAAGAAATATACAAAATATCTTACAATTAAAGCAGATGAAATTCGTGAGTTTGTTAAGGATGGAATACTTGATGAAAGTATGACTTTCTATCTTGGTGATATTGATGAACTGACTGATACATTTATGATTAAAAAAGATGGTGAAGAACCAAGAATGAATGTATTTCTTGTTCGTGTATTTGATAAGAATGTAAAATTATTTCCACAGGCATTTCAGATATTCCGTATTTCATTCTCACAACCGGCAGTAAACTTTCCACCAATGACTGCAAAGTTTTTATATGAACATTTTACAAAACATATTCCTGCAAGTGAAACTGTTACGGTATACGATCCGAGTTCTGGTTGGGGTGGTAGAATACTCGGTGCAATGTCTGTAAGTCGCCCTATACATTATGTTGGAACGGATCCAAATACAGATAATTCTATTCCTGATTTGGGAATTACTCGTTATGATTATCTTGCAGATTTTTATTTGAAATCCATTGGTGAGAAGGGTAGTTCTCTATCGTCAAGATTTTTTGATGTAAAAGAGAATCATACATACGAAGTATTCCAAGACGGTTCTGAGTTGATACAACACAATCCTAAATTCCAAAAGTATGAAGGTAAGTTGGATTTTGTTTTCACATCACCACCATATTTCAATCGTGAAATGTATTCTGATGATGAAACACAATCTTACAAATCACATGGAGAATATGCAGATTGGAGAGATAACTTTCTTCGCCCAACACTTGAAACTGCGTTTAGATATTTGAAAAATGATAGATACCTTTGTTGGAACATTGCAAATATCAAAGTATCTGCAAATAAAACTATTCATCTTGAAGAAGATTCTATTGAGATATTGAAATCACTTGGAATGGAATATAAAGGAAAGATTGGTATGTTGATGACAAAGATGATTGGTAATTCTGATCCAGAACGGCTAACAAATAAAGTTTTATTCAACGGTGAGTGGTTCAAACACGAACCGATATTTGTTTTCAGAAAACCATAATATGAAAGTAGATAGTGAAAGTTTAGGTAAATTCTTCGATGTTGATCCGCTAGAAGTTCGTCTGTGGAAAGAAACGGGTGAATACTTTGCAGGTAAAAGAGAATTGGATGATACGATTGATTGTATCTTTCAGTATTACCGCAAACATGGTTATCCGTATATGAAAATCACCGAACAAGAAAAACATGAACACATGAGAAAACTTCAACAGTTTGATTATGATTCTATTTTCAAAGACGGTGATATAATTCAAACCATGAACGGACTTCGATTGGCGTGGTCATACTTTCCACATGCAATGGAAGTAAAGTGTGGCAATTCTAAAATGTCACCTATGGATAATTTTTTGAATGACCAAACATTCAAAATGACTATTCGTAAATGTTTGAAATGGTTGTCAAAGCATTGGGGTGGTTCTTTTCAAGAAAACCGTTTGCGTCAATCATTAAAAATATATTCTGGTGTTCAAGGTGTTTCCAATTTTAGACCAACTGCTGCTGGTGTTATCTATAAAAACTTTGGTGGTGATGGTGTGATGTGGGATATGTCTTGTGGTTGGGGTGGAAGATTAGTTGGTGCTCTTGCTTCACCATACATCAAAACTTATATCGGAACAGAACCATCTACAAAAACATTTGAAGGACTTTGTAAACTCCGTGATGACTTTGCTTATCTTGGTAAGGACATTCAATTAAACATGATGGGTTCAGAGGACTATCTTCCAGACGCAGAAACATTAGACTTATGTTTTACTTCACCACCATATTTTGATACAGAGAAATATGCAGACGAAGAAACACAGTCATACAACAAGTTTCCAACAAGAGAAGATTGGGGTTCTGGTTTCTTACAAGGAACATTTCGGAATTGTTATCATGGATTGAAAAAAGGTGGCTATATGTTAATCAACATAGCCAACACACCAAAGTATAAAGACCTCGAAGAAATGACTATAAAGTATGCCAACTTAGTTGGCTTTACTCATACAGATACCCTACAACTGATACTATCTGCCGTCATGGGTGCAGGATATAAAAGAGAGCCAATCTTTGTTTTTCAAAAATAATTTGGATCTTATCTAGAAATTTTGTATATTAGTATATGAATTTATCAAACATTAAGGTATGTTATGTTTAACCCCTCACACACAATTTGGAATGAAAAGTATCGTCCACAGACACTTGACACTTATGTTGGCAACGATACTGTAAAGGCAACCTTTCAACAATATATTGACACAAACGATGTTCCTCACTTACTACTTTATGGCGATGCTGGTAGTGGTAAAACCACACTTGCCAAGATTGTTGCAAATACTATTGCAAAAGATAACTACATTTATATCAACGCATCTGATGAAAACTCCGTAGATACGGTTCGTGATAAAATCAAACAGTTTGCTTCTTCGATTGGTTTCGGTGGATTGAAATTGATTATCCTTGATGAATGTGATTACATGACACCGAATGCGCAGGCGGCACTTCGTAATGTGATTGAAACATTCAGTAAGACTACTCGTTTCATTTTGACTTGTAACTATGTAGATAAGATTATCGATCCTATCCAGTCTCGTTGTCAGATATTCAATATAGTTCCGCCATCGAAGAAAGAAGTTGCTTCACACCTTGTAAAAATTCTTGATGGTGAAAATGTAAAGTATGAGAAAGATAGTCTTGTAACAATTATCAATCAATCTTATCCAGATATTCGCCGTGTGATTAACACAACTCAAAGATGTGTTATCGGTGGTGTTTTGAAATTGGATGAAACAACTTTAGTAGAACACAATTATCTTTCTTCTATTGTTGATATTCTCAAATCAAGTAAGAACAAAAAAGAAAAGTTTGATGGTATTCGTCAGTTACTTGCTGATAATCATGTTAGAGACTTTAATCAGATGTTTCGTTATCTGTATGATAATGTTGATACATTCGCCAATGGTTTTGTTTCAACTATCATCTTGATAATTGCAGAAGCACAATACAAAGACAGTTTTGTTGTAGACCATGAAATAAATGCCATGGCTATGTTTATTCAAATTATTATGGAAATTGACCAACGGAGGTAACAATGAGTGTGTATGACATTAACGGTGGTGGAGAAATACCACAACAGCAACAACAAGTAAATGTAGACTTAAATCAGGCAACTGATATTGAATGTTCAAAATGTGGTGGTAAGTTTTTCCACGAAGTAACATTCTTCAAAAAGATTTCTGCACTTCTTTCACCAACTGGACAAGAAGGTATTTTACCAATTCCAACTTATGCGTGTTTGGAATGTGGTAACATCAATGATGAATTTTTACCAAGCAAAAGACAACAACTTAATGATTAAGGATTATCATGGCTGCAAAAAGTTTATTTGATCATATTAAAGGTGTCACTATTCGTAAAACGAAATGGGAAGACCTTTCAGAAGAAGATACTAAATCATGGAGCAACTATATGATTGCTCGTTTCTTTTCAATGGAACCTGAATTTGTTGAAGCTATAAATGAGTTTCAAACATATTCAAATGGAATACTATCTTCAAAGGATTACTATAAACTTTTACATGATGTCCTCCCAAAAAAATCGTTCTTTCTCAAATACATAAAAGGTAAAAACAAAATAGATATTGAACCAGAAATGGTATCAGTATTCTGCAACCATTATGAATTGGGAAGGAACGAAGTCTATGGGTATATCAAATATCTGGCAAAAGAAAATCCAGATGAATTGATTGGTATACTAAAACAGTATGGAACATCTGAAGCAGATATTAAAAAATTTGAAAAACAATTAAAGACTGTAAAATGAGGAATACTAAAATGGCAATCACCGAAAGAGATTTGGGTATAAAACAATCAGAAGTTGTCACAGAAATGGAAAAGAAATTTCCTGTTATGACTGCTGAGTTTAAGCGTATTCAACAGGCACAATATGAATTGTTTTGTGCAAAACAGAGTAACTATGGTCCAGACAATATATCAATGGGTAGTTCTCTTGAACGAGAAGAAGACCGCAAACTTTCCCTACAAGGTTTGTTTTTTAGATTGAACGATAAAATAAACCGTTACAAACAAATGATTATGTTTGGATCAAAAGATGCAGTTGGTGAAAGTCTTGATGATACATTCAAAGATATTTCAGTATATGGTATTATCACACAACTTGTTCAGTCTGGCAAGTGGGGTAAATAATGGCCAACAGAAAAGTATCTTTCTCACAATATCAAATGTGGAAAGTCTGTCCTCATAGATGGAAACTGAATTACATAGATAAACACTATACGTATCAACCATCAACCGCTGCTCTTTTTGGAACGGTTATGCATGAGGTATTGCAAGAATATGTAAAAAACATTTATGAGAAATCAATCGTTGAGGCAAATAAACTTGACCTTGATGAAATGTTACACACGGGCATTCGTAGTGAATATAAAAAACTTCTCGAAGAAGCAAAGGGTATTCATTTCTCAAATGATAAAGAGTTGAAAGAATACTATTCCGATGGTGTTCAAATTATTCAATGGTTTAAGGCACATCGTGCAGACTTCTTTCAAAAGAAAGATTATGAATTGGTTGGTATAGAAGTTCCGATAAACATAGTTCCACTTGAAACTCACCCAACAGTAAAGTTAGTTGGGTTTCTTGATTTGGTAATTAAGAATACCAAAACAGGAGACATATACATATATGATTTCAAAACTAGCACGAATGGTTGGAACAAATATGCAAAGACGGATAAAGTAAAAACTTCACAGTTGATACTCTACAAAACATATTATGCAAAACAATATGGTGTTAGTCCGGAACAAATACACATTGAGTATTTAATTCTTCGGCGTAAAATAATGGAAAACGCTGAGTATGAAGCGATGAAACAAAGAGTTCAAAGATTTGAACCATCCAACGGCAAAGTTTCACAGAACAATATCAAGAAAGAAATTGCAGAGTTTATCACAACAAACTTTACGGAAGAAGGTGAGTATCGTTTGGATGTTATACAAACGCCAGATGCAGGACGTGATTATTCAAATTGTAAATACTGTGAGTTTAATAAAAACGAAGAACTCTGTCCGAAAGAACAAAGAAATACTTTACCGTTCTAAAAATAAATCTACTATTTTCTAATGTTTTCTAAAATTAGTACATATTTATATGTATATGTTTAATCATTCGAGAATGTTGTGAACGCAAAATCAAAATACTCCAGTATTCAAATACGTAATCAACTCAAAGAAGAATTGGTAAATTATTGTAGTGATAATGGATATAAGTTGAGTGGGTTGGTAGAAAAACTAATTCTTAATCATTTAACCGGAAGTTTAGGTGTTTCGTGAAAATAGCTCAATTGGCAATCATTGACCTATCAGTTTATAGGGGCATACATACATTCACTAAAAATATATCATCACTTGATAGTGTTGATACTTTTTATTTTAACCCAAGTGAAACAAACAATTTCAAATCTGAATATCAGA